TTTCTTCCTCATGATATTTGTAAAAGTGTGCTCTTTTTGGTTCGTAAAAATCTTGATCCATTTCTGTTTTTTCTGTTACTTGTAATGACATTCCATCATCATAGGTTGTAAAATGATGTGATCTTTGATCGTCTACATCTGCCATGTATTGGTCATAGTAATCACCAGAAGAACTTTCATATAAACTATTTTCATAGTCAAGTCCATCATCTGTTGATATCTCTGGTGGCCATGGACTACCAGGTGTCCATTCATATCCACCAGATTCTTCAATTTCTTTTTGAAGTTTTTCGTAGTATGCGTCGTCTTTCACAATAGGATACTCCTCATCAAATGTGCCACCTAAAATAGATGCTGCTAAACTCCATGCATTAACCATAGGTAAATAGGAAATCGTTTACAAGACTTTCTGCCTTTTCTTCTCCAAACTTACCCTTCAGATATCCTGATACTGGATCAAGTTTAGTCATGTATGCATCAAAGTCTTTATATGAACTGGTATCGGTTCCAGTCGGTTTCTCTAATTCTACCATCTCTTTGTACTTTGTCAAGTATTTGGTAAACATATCAAGATGTTCATCTACCTCACTCATTGTACACTTTGCAATATAAACGTTTTCAGAGAAATGATTACCAGGTTCAAAGAAACGATAATCTCCTTTACTCTTTGGTAATTCATCAACAGAAAACAAATAATTTTCTACAGGATGTTGAAAGTCAAAGACAATAATGACTTTCTTATCAAAGAATCCCATAAGATCCATACCAAAACATGGAAGATTACTACCTGTTTTAGGATAGATAATGTTGTTGTAAATACTGGATTTATCATTCCATATTTCTACAACTCTTGATTTGATTATGTAATCGTTTTTAAAAACCTTTGCAGAAAGAACAGTACCTTTAGATTCCCAATCTGCCCAAGGATGAGCAAACTGGAGATCAAAGGTATCATGCAATACTTTTTTGTAATTAACCCAAAGATTCATCTGTTTAAAAATAAAATAAGACCACGAAAGAACATAGAGAAGTAAATTATTAAATAAACCCATAGTATTGTCATACTAATTCGGTTTTCTATATTACCCCTGCGATACTTAACTGGAGCAGGGTTGTTCCAGTTAGAACGCATGTAGGTATTAGGATCAATTCTATGCTTCATTCTTCTCTGGCATCTCAAACTCTGCATCTACTTTATCATACAATTCCAAGAATGATTGCTTTGTTTCATCATCGAAACGATTGATACAAGTTTGAATTGATTTACCTTTGTTTTTAAAGATAGCATATGCATTTAGTATGTGAACTAAACGACGAGTACTAATAATCTCTTCGATACCACCATCATAGAATGTCTTACGTATGATGTCTGCCCAATCTACAAGTCTGCCACAGAAATCAGCATCATTGACATTTAAAACTTTTGATACATTAAGAAGAATCTTTTTCTCATTTGTTGTTGAAGGATATGCTTGCTCAAATGTTACAGGGAATCTTTCAAGGAATGCTTCATTCAAAACATTAGTTCCAATAAAACGTCCATCCTCTGAACCTTTACCTTTTGTATTTGCAGTTGCAACTACATTGAATCCTTTAGCAGGTCTCACATATCTACCAATCTTCTTTAAGAATACACCTTTACCTTCAAGAACAGATTGTAAACATAGAATCTTATTAGATGCAAGATCAATCTCATCTAAAAGAAGGACAGCTCCCCTCTCCAAAGCCTCCACAACGGGACCGTTATGCCAGACAGTTTCACCATTAACCAAACGAAAACCACCAATAAGATCATCTTCATCAGTTTCGATTGTAATGTTGACACGAATGATTTCCCGATTGAGTTGAGCACATGCTTGCTCTACACTAAATGTCTTACCATTACCAGAAAGACCAGTTACGAAAATAGGATAGAATAATTTAGATTGTAGAATTTTTTTGATGTCAGGAAAACTTCCAAACTTAACAAATGTATCATCCTTTTCTGGTACTAAATTTTTTTCAGATACTTCTGCTGCAGGAGATTGGAATGTTCTTTCAATCTGTTCCACATCTTTTTGTGTAACCTCAAGATTCCATTTACCTTTTGATACTTTGTATTTTTGAAGTTTCTTTGTAACTGTTTGATAAGTAATATCATTCATTGCAACAAATGCTTTGATATCTGCTGCGGTGAATTCTGAACCGTAGAGAGATTTTAACTTATCGATAATTTGATTTTCTGTCATTTTAACAGTGAATGGCACGTAAGACATGATGTAGTGATTTATTTATGTACTAATTATAGTACAAAAAAAGGGTCTGTGAAGACCCCATGTGACACTAATTTAACTGTCTATTCTAATGCCCAATCTAATGCTTTTTTAGCGGTAGAAACCATTTTGATTTTATTATAATTTCTTGCGTATGGAACAGTAATATGATATCCAAGTAAATCTCCTTCTGGATCATCAGGAATACCAACTGGTTGTACAAAAAATATACCTGCATGGGCAACACACTTCCACCCAATATCTACAAATCCAAGGTCTCTTAAAGCACATTCTAATTTAAGAGAATAGCAACCTTCTTGTAGATTCATACGGTATACCGAACAATATATTATATAGTATATTAATTATATACTTTCAATATATTGAATATGATCTTCTAATTGTTTGATTAGTTTACCTTTGCCCTGTCTTCTGTCAAGTTCGATTCCTATGGTACGACCATAATCCTCTAATTCAACTTTTGACATGTCACCAAACGCTTTAGTATCCTCTACAGGTTCATATGAGGAAGGTGCTGTATCAACTACAGTTTCTGAAGTACCTCCCAATAAATCTCCAAATCTACTCATTTTTTTAATTCGTACAACTTAATTATTTATAAATGTGCCAACGACAGATTGTTTTATCATCATTTAAATCAGATACCACTGTCTGATTGTTAAAATTATATTCAATAAAATGAATATTTCCTGCACATATTATTCTATTAAAATTATCATGATCTAGTTTATCAACACCATGTACTGCCCATGATGGCCATGCTATAAAATCTCCAGTACTTTGATCTGGATAAGTTTTATTGTTATTTGAATCTTGAAAATAAAAACATTTTTGATCTGAAACATTTACAAAGTGAACCCATGATATAGATTCCATACCAACAAAATGGGAATGTGGATTATGAGAATCTGTATTTGAATTATTCATTTGCATCCACACAGTATATTGATATCTTGATATATGTTGTAGACCCAAATCAGTCATCATATTACTTATTATATTTCCATAAAATGGAACTAATTTACCAAAGATATCTAAATTATTCTCATCGTAAAACGTTGTATAGAATTTATTTTTATTTTTATGATTAGATTGAATGGACTCTAACATTTCTGTGTAAAGTCCATCTGATAGAGATTGGTTTGTTCTCCAGATTATCATGCAATCAACTCCACAAACTCACCAAGAATCTTTTTATTCATCTTTTTACTATTGAGAGATTTTTTGAATGCCTGTTTGATTTGAGATTTAGTAGCATCTTCCTTTACTTCAAACTCTGCATCATTATCTAAAGCAGATGATGATAATCCAAAGTAAGTATCATAACCAATACCTTTGATTGAGAATGCTTTTTGCTTTCTCCAAATACCCATATACTTACTAATTAGTTCTTCATTATATGAAAGATAAGTACGAAGGAAATAACTTGCATCACGAGATGCGAGTATACGAATACCAATAAAATTAGTAGATGGGAAATTATCTCTTAAATTACGAAGTAATACCATAGTTGTATCATGATAGTAATCACCTTTATGAAGATAAGTTCTACCAGTCTTACGATCTCTCAAGTATGAATTAGAAGGAATTGAGTTGTGCCCATAGTATGGACAATCATCCCATGATCTTTGTATAGTTTTATGATATGTAAGATGATTTGATTCACCATCAGTTAGAACAACACATTGAACCTTTTCAACTTTGTTTTTAGATTTGAAATCTGGAATCAATTGATGAAGTGCAATCATTGCTTCATTCAAAGGTGTACCTGATAAATTGAATCCAATGGGAATACTATACTTTGTACGAAAAGCTCCGAAACTACTTGCAATTCTCCAAATATTCTTCATTTGATGATCTAACTCTTTACCTCTGACTTTACTTGTGAATAGATTCAAGAGTGAAACTTTTGGATCAAACATAGCAAGATTATCTTTTGGAGTGTATGAATATTTTTCAACACCATCTAAATGAAGACTTTCATTTGGATAATCTTGAGTGAATGCATAAACCTCAAAAGGTATTTGAACTTTCTTACAAAACCAAAGAAGATTGTATAACTGTTTGATAGTATCAAGCATTACATGACTCATTGAACCTGACCAATCAAGAATGAATATTAGTCCATGATTCTTACCCTCTGGTAAAACTGTAACTTTTTTGAATAAATCTTCACTGAATTTATAAGTATGAAGTTTAGATGTATCAAGAACACCTGTACGACTTGTAGTAGCACGAGCATATGCTGCTGCAGATTTCTTACACTCAAACTCTTTAACAAGATAGTTTACTTCTTTCTGTGCAGACTTTTTGAATTTAGAAAAAGTAGCATCAGAATCAACTGTTCTGTAATAATTAAAAGATGATTCTCTGTAGTAATCAAAATCTGGATATTTAA